ATGTCGGCGATGGTCAGAAGGAAGAGTCGTCGCGGATCGCCGGGCGCCAGAGTGAACCCGGCGATCGCCTCGTACGCTGTTATGACGGCCGCCTCAATGGCGGCCGCCGATTTTTCCGCAAACGTTATCTGAGGCAGATTTTTAAACTCCACTTACGATTCTCCCCCTCACTGTCGGCCGGAGTGCGCCGTCCATGGCGTCGCCGCTATACAGCACCCTGGTCACGCGGAAACGCGGCTCGTATTTGTGCACCGCGGCGATAACCTTCGCCGTGAGCTTAACCTGGGCGACCGGCAGGGGCTCGTCCAGCATCACGGCCTCCAGGCCGAAATTCCGGTCGAGAGGCACGGAATATACCGGCGTTGTGATGATGGTCCGGACATTCTGCAGAATCTCCTTCACGCCGGTGGCGCCGAAGTCGATTTCGTCCAGCGTTGCCGTCACCTCGAACTCGGTCATTCAATCTCCTCCTCGCTTGCCGCGGCGGCGCTGGCGTTGGTTGCCGTAGCCGTCGCGTCAGAATCGCGCGGATACTCCTGGAGGTCGATGTCGATTCTCGCGAACAGCAGTTTGCCCTTGTTGTCGAGCTGCACCCAGTCTTCGGAGATATCCACGATCACCCAAAGATTTTCACTGACCGGCGCGCCGCCGATTATAAGCTCCCGCGCCTCGCCTTTGTCCCGCAGCTCGCGGAGCTTGTTGAGCTCGTTCAGCGGATTGATGCCCGCGGACACGGAAAAGCACATCGAAAACCTGATGCTCTCGATGTCGGGGCCGATGAATTCCTTGACCGGCTTTTTGCCGAGAACGTCATGGGTGGCGAACCTGGCGCCGCCCTGGCGTCTCAGCCTGTCGAAAGTCCTGACCTTCTCCGCCGATACCTCGAATGTAATGTCGCCGAACGTTCCTAAGGCCAAACTAAGCACCTCCCGACGGCGGCCCGGTCGGCCCTCCGACGTCATTCTCGGGGTGCACGTGGTTTTTGAGGCTGATGCCGTCGGCGATCACGTCGCCTGTCACGTTGACGTTGCCGCCGGCGACGATATTGACCGCCCCGGCGCCGCAGTTTATATTCAGGACATGGGCGGCCCGGTCGTAGGAGACAACCGTGCCGTCCTCGAATGTGACGCTGCGCATGTTGGGGTTGGCGTGCGGCGGCGGGTTGCCCTGGCGGCAAAACGCCCCGAGACAGAAACCGGATGATATCCCGCTGGGCAGGAACACGCAAACGACATCCTCCCCCACGTCCATAAGGGCGACGTCCTGGTTTTTCTTTGTGTTCGGCACGACGACCGGCAGCCAGTCGCTGACCATGCCGTCCTCGTCCTCGAAGGCGACGCGCACGGCGTGCTTGGCGGGATCGACTGCCGAAACAACGCCATAGCGGATTATCTTACTTGTCATACCACTTCTTCCTCCGTGTCCGCTTGCGGCCTTTCTTTTCGACGACGATGGTCTTAGCTTCGTTCAGGGCATATTCCATTGTTTTGTGCATGTCGATGGCGACGGTATAACCGCTGATTGAATGCTGCGCGCGGGTGACGTAGTATTTGCCGTCGAATTTGCCCCAGCCCTTGACCATGACGGTCACCCCGCCCACCAGGCGGACGTCGCCGACCAGCGTCAGGCTGGCCATGTTCTCCTTGCAGTTTTTCTCCCGCAGGCGCTTCCTGGCGAGGATCTTGCCCTCCTCGGCGTCTTCCACCCGTTCGTTTATCTTCAAAATCTGGCCGGTCTCCGGTGCGTTGGGGGGCTCGTAGATATGCCGTAAAGTCTGGCCGGTCCCAGGATCCTTGTATTTGATTTCGCAGGCCCGGTAGATGTCGCGGCTGCGCGAGTTGAACCTGTACCGGATGCCATCGCTTTTGCCGCGTTCGATGGTCATCACCGGCGCCTGGGCTTCCATCTGCTCCTCGTCGAAAATGACGATGTTGTCGTTGGTCACCTTCAGCGCCAGCCCGGCTTTTTCGCAGCATTCGAGAAGAAACGCCAGGTCAGACTGTTCCGTCTGGTCCCGGCGTTTATAGAACGGGTTATATTCCGCAAGATATTGCAGCCCCATTTCCGCCTTAGCGGCCATGTCCCGGGCGATATCCCGGAGGCGGATATTCTCCCATGCCCGGGTGTTCTCCTCGCCTCTCAGGGCCGCTGAGACAGCCGCAGAAACCGCCTTGATCGTCACGACGCTAGGCGGGCCGTCCATTTCGAAGTCGTCAACCTCGAAGAAACCGCAGTCGAGTTTTTCGCGGCTGCCTTCACCGCTGAAATTCACCGCCGTCAGCTGCGCCGAAATGACGTCGCCTTTCTCCGGCACCCATTCCCGCGCCCATATCTGCTCCCGATCCTCCAGCGTTATCTGCAGGTCGTCGGCCTGGCCGCTGGAGTTGTCGGTGTAAGTCAGCGACAGCAAAAACCGGGCGATGTCGCTGGAAACCTGCTTATGGTTATATGCCAGGCTAACCTCTACGCGCCGGGAATCCACTACTCAACGCCCCGCTTCCACGGCGGGACGCTGCTGGGGATGGCGGACGCCGTTAGCTCGGGAACGATCAGCTGCACCCCCGCCGAAAAGATAACGGTTTCGCGGTGCGCCGGGTTGGCCTCGATGAGCGTAGACATGCTTTTTTCAGTGCCGTACATCTTTAGGCTGATGATGTCCCATGCGTCGCCCTGGACGGTCGTGTATATCCTAGGCAAAACTTATCCGCCTCGCTTCCATTTGCAAGTCCATAAGCATGCGGCGGAATTTTTCCCGCGCGTCGGCCAGCACCAGGCGCACCTCGTTGGCGTCGGCGCCGCCGCCCATGTTGATAACAGGAGCAAACGTCGCGTTGATTGTCCCGCCGGCCGCCGACACTCCCAGCATCTCGCCGGCCCTGGCCCAGATGTTTCGCGACCGCTCGCTGCCGTCGATGGGAATGGCCGCCTCCGGCGTACCGCCCTCGGCAAACCAGGCAAGGTGTGGAACGTTGAATATGCCGCCGGCAGCGTGGCCGGGAATAGGGATATCGCCAATTCCGCCGGCGGCCGGCATGCTCACCGGGACGTTTATGCCGGCGCCGATCAGATTTTTGAGGCTGTTCCATTTCTCCTCGAGCCAGCCAAACTTTTCCTGAAACCAGGCAATTACCTTGTCCCAGTTTCGATAAAGCGCCCAGCCGGCCGCGATCAGAGCCGCGATGCCAATAAGTATCCATGTGGCCGGAAACCCCATCAGCGAAGCGTTCAGCAGCCATTGCGCCGCCGCCCAGGCCCTTGTGGCAATGACGGCGGCGCGAGATGACAGGACTGCTCCGTCGGTGGTCATCCTGGCCATAAACATCCAGCGGCCGAACGCAATGAGGGGTGACACAGCCCTGGCCAACACCCACGTCGTGGCAGAGACCGCCAGCGCGAACACGGTCAGCCCGGTGGCGCCGGTCATGACGGCACTGGTCATCGTCGGGTGCTCGCGGGCGAATACGCCGACTGCTTCGGCCAGCCTGGCCAGACCCTGGGCCTTTTCGTTGATTTGGGGCAGCAGGCCTTCCCCCAGAGCTCCCAGCGTCCGCGCCAGGGTTGCCTGGGCGCCTTCCAGGTGCCGTGTGGAAGTCTTAGACAGTATCTCGATCTCTTTCCGCACGCTGCCCTTGGCAGCCTCGGAGTTGGCGAGCTTGATGGCTTCAACAAACTTATCGGTCCCAGATACAAGCCTCGACAAAGTACCGATGTGTTCTTTGCCGAACACCTCAGCCATTATGTTATAACGCGTGGCTTCGTCCATCTTTTTCAGCCGCTCGAAAAAGTCCATTATTGCGCCGCCCGCGTCTTTGATCATGTTTTGTTGCAGCTGTTCAGCGCTCAGTCCAAGCAATTCCAGCGAGGCCTGAAAATCTTTTGTCTCGGTCGGCGCCGCGGCAAATTTAGCAAGCATGTTTCTTGTGGCTGTTTCGGCCTGCTCAGCTTTGACGCCCATCGACAAGAAACCAGCTCCAAGGCCTAGTTCAAAATACTCGGTCATTGTAGGCGCAAGCCCTTTAACAATGCCGGCGCTTCTCGTCATCCAGTCAATCAGGTCCTGCCCTTGAGCGATGGTTTGGTCATCAACGTAGTTAATCTTGTCGGCCAGGGCTTCCAGTTTGGCAATGCCCTCCGCCGTTTCCAGGTTATATCCCAGGGCATTGCCGATCTTCGCCATGTCGGTGGATAACTGCGCGGACGGCAGTTCAAAGGCGGTGCCCATCATGACGCCCAGTTCGGTCATCTTGCGTAGGTTTTCCGCGCCTTTAACCCCGGCTCGTGCCGCAAAGGCATACGCTTTTGCGACCTCATTGGGCATAATCATCAAGTCGCGCGACATTGTCATGATATCTACTTTCGCCTGCCGGCCGATCTCTGTCAGGTTCCCGAGCTCATCCCTGGCTCCGTCGACCTGTTTGGCGACGTAAGCCATTTCGGTGTCGAAGGAGATGGCCGCAGCTGCCGGGACAGTGAGGCCGGCGCCGGCCGCCGCGGCTGCCCCGGCAATGTTCCTCGCCTTGTCGCCGACCGTACCGACCCGGTTCTGCAGCGCCTGCGCTTTGGCCAGTTTCCCCTGCAGCTGCTCGGCCTTGTAAAGCTGCGCGGTCAGCTTTTCGTAGCTGGCCGCATACTCGAGGGTGGAAATGACGCCCTTCTTCTGCTGCATCTCCAGTTCCCGCATCGACGCGCGGGCGGCCTTGATGTTGGTCTGCAGTGCCGAGAGTTTCTGCGAAGCCCCGGAGAAGGCGCTGTTGAAGGAACTGCCGATTTTCGCGGCAAGGTTGAAGGCTATTTCGTATGTCTTACCGGCCATCAGGCACCACCCCTCCTAACTTCGTCCGCTACCCTGCAAACAGCTTCTACCCATCGGGTCAGATCAATAAGCGGCGTTTCGAACCATACCGTCGCCGGCGTGTACGTCATCCGGGCGAACCGGACGCACACGGTCCTGAGCAGCGAATCCGGATCGCCGCGCAGGTCTAACCGAGTAAAAAATTCTGCACCTCAGTTTTCACCTTGGTGAATTCCTTGGCCGGCAGAGAAAGGACCATATCGACGGGCACACCCGCGGCTTTTGCGGCCACCACGGCCAGATAGACCGGCGACAACTCCTGCACGGTGCTGGCGTCGCCCAGAATCCGAGCCTCCTTAGAAGCGTTAACCAGGTCTTTGCCGCTCAGCCCTTCCAGGTCAAGCTTCAATTCCTTGTACTCCTTGCCTTCGAAGGTATGAGGCTTTCCAAACTTGACGTCCATATTCACACTACCTCTCGTAAGGTTAGAGAGGGGGGCATGCCCCCTCTCCTGCGTTAAATCAGTCCCAGCGCCTTGCGGACCTCGGCGAGCACGTCGACGCCGTCGATCTTGGCGATGTAGTTGTATTTGTCGATCTCGATGACGTCCGCGCCGTCGAGCGATACCTTGATGTAGAACACCTCGATCTCGTTGCTGCTCTCCGTCGGGGCGCCGACGTCAAGCTTGCCCAGGGTGGTTTTTTTCGGAGTGCCCCGGACGGCGACCTTGATCGGCACTTTCTGGTAAGTACCGGACGCGGCGTCCATGACCTGGGAAACGCCGCGCAAGTCCAGCGCGTGGACTTCCTGCCGCGACAGCCAGGCGATCGGCGCAACCAGCGTCCGCCAGTTCAGCACGAGCGTCATGCTGCCGTAGTGACCGAGCACGGGGCTGTCCACCTCGCCGGCGATGCCGGCGCCCTTGATCGTTTCGGTCATGGCTTCCAGCTCGGGCAATTGCACGTCGGCGGTCCCCACCAGGTCGACTCCGTCACGGTACACCCGGTAGGAGATAAGTTTTTCGGGCACCTGATTCATTCTTCAATCCCTCCTATTCCCCGAACAGCGTGGACAGGTACGCGGGGTCGTACTCGAGGATGAAGTCGATTTCCCGCGCCGGCCCCGGCGGCGTCACGTAGACGTGGAACCGGACGATGCCGTCCATCAGGTCGGTGTCCGGGTTCTCGTCGCTCAGGAACGCAACGCGGCCGCCGAGGATGAAGCCGCGCGCGGCGAGCCCGTTGAGCCAGATGTTGGCGCTGTCGGTGACGGTTTCGATAAGCCGCCGGTTCATCGGGTCGTCGACCTTCTGCCAGTAAGTCAGGATAAGCGTGTTGCCTATCCAGTTAAACATGCGTTTGAGCGGGATGAAGGCGTCTTTCGGATCGGTCACGCCCGGATAGCAGCCGGTGCGGTTGCCCCAGGCTTTCCACCCGCCGATGAAATTGAGCGCCGTCACGACGCCCTCGCCGTTCAGGTAGGCCGCCTGGTCAGGACCAAGCACGACTTCGGTGCCGTCTTTGAGTACCGCCCCGTTGGCCTGAAGGGATTTGTTCGACGGGCTGGCATAAGGGATGTCGTCGTTGGCTGCGTCGGTCCGGCACATGATGCCGGCCAGCTGGGTGGAGAGGTGATATTGCTTGGTGCCGAGCTTGACCTTCGGCCAGCAGACGATCTCCAGCGGGACGACGTAGTTATTGCTGTTTTTCCACCCAGGGACCTCGCTGTACAGGTCGACTGTGTCGGTCGGGATGTCCACCTCGGCGATGGCCTTGAAGTGGCTGTTGATGTTGCCGGCCTTGGCTTTCATGACCGCCTCGACCTCAGGGTCGTGCGACCAACCGGGCGCCAGGATCATGCCCGGCAGCAGGCGGAACATGGGGAAAACCCGGTTGACGAGCTCCAGGCCCTCGGGCGCGCCAGTGGCGCCGTCGATGCCGCCGATGATGTCGTCCTTGTCGACGGCGGAGGGGTCGAGCTTGTCGTAGCTCACGACCAACGTCGAAGTGTCGGTGGTGATGGCGCCGCCGGCTATGCGGGTGATGAGCACCTTCCCGTCGTCGTCGAACCCCGCGGTGTAGTCGGTATCTTTGATCAGCGGCTGGCCGGCCTCCGACAGTTTGACGACCAGCGTGTTGAGCAGTATCCCCGTGTCGGGCAGGGTGACCTTGCCGGCAACCAGAGCCGTCGCCGAGTTTGTCACTGCCTCTTTGTGGGTGGCGCTGTCAAGGACGTTGACGAACACGACGGGCGCGACGCCGAACAGCGAAAAGTGCGAATTCATGAACTCGCAGAGGGTGTAACTGTCCCGGTCG